AACTATGGGGTTAGATCTTAAAGGGGATTTGGGTAAGTGGCAGATTATTATAAAACTACCTTATCCCTCTTTAGGTGGTAAGAGAATTAAAAAGCTCTTTGAAGAAGATCCAGGTTGGTATCGCATGAGAATGCTAATATCTCTTGTGCAAGCATGTGGCAGATGTACCAGAAGTTCTGAAGACGAAAGTGTAACTTATATATTGGACGGGCTATCCGCTAAAACTATAATAGATTGTAAAAAAATACTACCCAAACACTTTATTGATAGAATTGTCTGATGTTTTAGTAATCTGTTTTAAGTATACTTGCCCCGCTTCTACTATATTAGGTGGTGTTTTAGGATCCAGTAGTATTTTTCGCAATAACATTAAATTTATATTAGCATTCTTGATTACGCCTTTAGAAAGACGACCTAAAGTAACTTTAATTCGATGTTCAGGTGATTTTGGTACACCTTTTTGTGCTGACGGGGTGTTTCGTTTTGCAAAACTTAAAGCTCTTTTTGCAATAGTTTCTTTTGATTGCTTATAACCGGTTTTTATAGGTGGTCTACGTGCAACCGGATTGTTGTTTATACAAGCGTTAGTACCGTAATACTGATCGAGATAGTGTTGTTCAGCTAATCTTAAACTTTCTTTATCTGGTATTACGTATTCAATAGCTTCACACACCCACACTGCAGGGTGTTTGTTATAAAGGTTTTGCAAATACGGATTTGAATGTACATTACGTTTTAAAGCAAGAAAGTGAGTGTTCCATCTATTTTTAAAATTTACAGTTGACCCGTAATACCTCCGTCCATCAGGAGAAATTATTTGATAAATCCCTGAATACCAGTGATTAGGATTTATATATTGTATTTGTTCTGACCCCATGTAAGTACTTATAATTCTTGGTCTCTTTTTCTGACCTCATATCGAAAAGATTGCATAGCAATCCTTGTGAGGCCAAGAACCTTAATATAAATATATAAATGCAACAGTATTCCTATCATTGGGAAGTTAAAGACTTACTCACTCAATTTCTTAATGCTTTTGACGGAGCGATAGTAAAGCGTTATGATAACAATGGTAAAGTGGGTAACAACGTAGCTGTTCGTTATGTATATGCACCTAAGCAGAGAGTGTTGTTTGACTTAATAGATAAAGCTCAAAACTTTACTCTACCGGCTGTTGCGTTTTGGATATCTAATATTTCCAGGGATCAGAATCGAGTATTTAATAAAATATACGGTCAATTTAATTTAAACCCTAACACGGGTGGTGTTTCTACTTCTAACCAAAACCTTCAACCGGTACCGGTTAATATTGAGGTTAATGTTAGTATTATGACTCGTTTTCAAAACGACATGGATCAGATTTTAAGTAATTTTGTTCCATATAGTGATCCTTATTTTATTATTTCGTGGCAAAGAGAAGGTATGACTGGTATTGAGATTCGTTCAGATGTACTTTGGAATGGTACTCTTAATATGACGTACCCAACCGATCAAAACGCTTCACAACCAACCCGGGTTACATGCGACACATCATTTACGATTAAAGGATGGTTGTTTAAAGCAGACGCCAACACAAAGGGTAGAATATTTAAAATAGATACTAACTTTAATCCTGTATCAGCAGTACCTTTATTAGAAAACTACGAATCTTTAGTTAACCCTGAATATACAGAATCGTTTGTTGTGTCTGCTGTACCACAATTACCATACGTTAGTAGATGGATCACACATCAAGGCTTATCTGGTAATATAGGCATACACGGTAACATGCTATCTCACACTAATAGTATATTTTTAAGCGCAAATACACACACTATGTTTGGTAACGGTACAACATTTACACCATTTGTGTCTACAGATATGTTATCTCTTTCTTACCCCACACTTACAGGGGTTGTACCTATTACAGACTACATACCTTTAAATGATAATTTTATCTCATTAAATTACCCCGCTCCTTCTGCAACAGGTTATTTTGATATAATTATTGCAAACGATGCTGGCTACACATTCCTATCTAATAGTGCATATAATATTCACTATTCAACTCAATACCCTTATATTTCAGGTATACAAGTAGTTAATACTTAATAACAGGTACGTCGACTTGGCCAAACATGGGCGGTTATGTTGCTACAAGCTTTAATACAGACCATACTGCTGCATCTGCGACAGCTCCTTTTACGGCTTATAGTTCTACTTTACCATTTTTCCAAATACTCGGTACAACAACAAAGCAGTGGTAATTTAACAAATCCAGTATATAATAACGTTTAACAGTGTAAATATTAACAATGGCTGACAACGTACAACCCAATTTCTTTACAAGGTCATTTAACAACCTTGTTAATAGGTTACCGTATACAGGTAATAATCAAGTAATTAACAACGTAAAGGAATTAAACCCTAAGTTTGAAGATTTCTATAAGATAGGTAGTTCTGCTAAAGAAAAAGTATACAAACAGGCAGTATCTACCGCACAAGATAATCCAATGATTCCTTCTTTAGAGGGAGTTGTCATTAATAAAGCATATCATGATTACCTTTATGCGTTAGTAGATACAGATAAACCAAAGCGTATTGCTGATTATCGTGTTATGGCTTCTTATGCAGAAATTAGTCATGCACTGGATGAAATTTCAGATGAATTTTTAGTAAAAGATGAAAAAGGAAAGTACATAAACTTAAAAGTGTCTGAAGGTAAAGACGAAGTCATTGTTAAAGAACTACAAAAGAACTTTCACAGTTTAATTGAACAGTTTAATTTAGAGAATAAAGGCTTCGAGTACATTAGAGCAATTCTTATTGATGCTGAGTTGTTTTTTGAAAACGTAATTAACGAGAACAAAAAAGACGCTGGTATTATTGGTGTTGTTCAAATACCTACAGAATATATTAACCCTATATACGATAACATTCAAAATATGTTAATTAAAGGGTTCTTATTGCGTAAACCTAAAATCGATATAGATACAAACAATAGATACACAACAAAACAAGAATTAATACCTTTAGAGCGTCACCAGGTTACGTATTTTCATTCTCATGTATGGAACGAACACAAAACGATTCGTTTACCATATCTTGAAGTGGCACGTAGAGCATATAAACAATTAAGCTTAATTGAAGATAGTATTGTTGTTTATCGTTTAGTTAGAGCACCAGAGCGTTTAGTATTTAAAGTAGACGTTGGTAATATGCCTGGACCTAAAGCAGAAGCGTATATGAAGCGCTTAATGCAAAATTACTGGTCTCGTAGAACATACGACAACGATCAAGGTGCAAATGTTAATGTGTATGATCCACAATCCATGTTAGATAGCTATTGGTTTGCAAAAAGACCAGATGGAAGTGGTACAGATGTTACACAACTACAAGGTGGTGCAAACTTAGGTCAATTAGATGATTTAAATTACTTTGTTAAGAAGTTATATAAAGCCTTACGTGTACCAACAAGTCGTTTAGATCCAGAAGCTAAGTTTGCTGATGGTACTGAAATTTTAAGAGAAGAACTTAAGTTCGCTTTACTTATTATACGTTTTCAACGTCAATTTGCTTCTACATTAAAAGAAACGTTTATATCGCATTTAAAGTTAAAAGGTTTGTGGGATCAGTACAAGCTTAAAGATCACGATATTAACGTTGCATTTAACCCGCCTACGTATTTCCATGCTGCAAGAGAAGCTCAAATACATGAGCTAAAGTTTAAGACATTAAGCGATATTATTCAAACAGAAGCTGTATCAAAATCATATGCTTTAAAGAAGTATATGAACTGGACAGACGAAGACTTAAAGGTTAATAGAGAGTGGCAAAAGAAAGATGCTGCCTTTACGTTTGAATTAACTCAAATCACTAATGCTGGTACTAACTGGCGTCAAGGTATTACCGGTGGTGGTGCAGCAGGTAGTGAAGGTGGCGGTGGCGGTGGGAGCGGCGGTGGCACACCTCCAGCATTTGGTCCTGGACCGGGTGGTGGTGGAAGCGCATTACCACCTCAAGGTGGTGAAGCACCAGCGGGCGGTGAAGCACCAGCAGGTGGAGAGGCTCCAGCAGGACCTGAAGCAGCGGGCGGGGCACCAAGCGCACTTCCAGGCGCTCAATAACTACCCCATAAAAAATCCGGGGGGTTCTTGATCCTCTTGACGTGTGTTCATTAACTGATCTTCAAGGTCTTTCTTTTCAGTAACACCTTGTGTCATTAACGTATCATATTGTAGTGTACCACTACCAAATAATTGTGTACCGCTGAATTTACCACGCGTATTAGCGATATTAATCTTTATAAGTGCTTTAGCATACTCCATTACCCAGCGCTCTTTAACAAGATCTTTAATAGGTCTTTCTACTCTACAACTAACTGTAGCCCAATACCGATCAGTATTAGCTGCTACTACTGGATCTGGTGTAATACGTAAAACTTGAGTACGTGGATCAAATCTAAAATAAGGTTGTTGTGCAAACACCTTTTCACGAGTCTTTAACCAGTCTTTTAAGATGTGCCACGAAATAACGTCAAACGCCTTACTACCTAAACTATAAGCAAAGTGCATTTGTTGTGCCATTGATTGTTCAATAGTAAACAG